CCACAGGGGAGGCCTCGCTGTGCGCCTGGCGCACGGTTGTTTAAAGTGTTACCGTAACACTACAATCCCACAACTAGGAGATAGTCATGGAACGAAAGCGAAATCGGGGGAGTTTTGCCAACTATACCCGGTCTAGCTTTTGGTGGAATACCACCCAAAATCCGAAGCCAGCACCGATCTACTCCACCGTAACTGGTGGGGATGGGGAAGTGCTGAACATGCGTGATTTTGTCGTTTCAAACTTCAAGGCCCGGCAAAAAGCCGGGGAGGTGTTCAACAATCTGTGCTCTCGCATTCGCGAAGTCAGAACCCTGCAGAGCGTCGGTCCAAAGTTCTCAAAGACTTTTGGTGCCGTTACCTACTGGGGTGAACTCCTCGGGCCGTGGGGAACCACGATGCCCTCCCTGTCAGTTCTGTCTGGGCGCGACATCCCGTCGTACTCGGATGCGCTGACTGAAGTGACGACTCGCGCTCTCTCACGTGTCGACAGCCCTGATTATATGGGGCTGGTGGCACTAGGAGAGTTTCGGGAAACGTTGTCGTACTTGAGGAACCCTTTCAAACAGGCCCTCAAGATCGTCAACAAGACCGAGAAGCGAGTGAAGGTTCTCGATCGCAAGATCGACTCGCTCGAGCGGAAGGCCTCCCAGGCCGACCGGAACCTTCAGATCCAGCTACTCCGGCTTAAAGCCTCTGCTAGCGACACCCCGGTCCTCAGTGACCGGAAACGTGCTGCGATACAGAGACTCCAAAACCGGAAGTCAGTAGCTGACTCAATCAACAAGGCAGAAATGTCGCGCGTGCTGAAGGAAGTCGAAGGTACTTACCTCGAACTCCGTTATGCATTGCGCCCGTTGGTTGGGGATGTGATCAATCTCCTTGAAGCAATCGATAAGAAACAGGTGCGTCCGATACGTCAAACGTATCGTGCCGGGGATAAACTCCCGGTACACAACGACTCGTGGGTAATACCCGAGACGTTTAGTGGAATCACCTACAATGCCAACTACACGTATAAACGTGAGGTCCAAATTTCCGTCGGTTTGCTCTACGAGTTCAAGACTCAACAGAGCACCTTCGAGAAGTTCGGACTTGCAGTCGGTCAAGTACCCGCCGTTTGGTGGGAGCTTGTTCCGCTGTCATTTGTGGCAGACCGGTTCTTGAATATCGGACAATACATCTCCGCTATCACCCCGGTTATCGGCGCTACCAGGATTGCCGAATGGACCACCACTATAATTACAGAAACCATCGCCATTGAGCGAACGGACTGGAAGTACAGTGATTGGACCACAAGCACACCTGGCACAGGGGTAGACACATATGTGCGAACGACCTATCACAGGTCTCCGCATATTGTGCTTCCCGGCATCGTGGTCAAGGGCAAAGCCCTCGATGCCTTAAAAGACGTAGCCTTCGTCACTGACTTGGCTGCCATCCTCCACCAGAAAGTCCGTGGATTGTCCACGGGAACTGGGCAGAATCGTCTGCAAAACCGCTCAACTCGCTAACGCGATTGGACGGGGGAATATTCCCAAAATCACAAGAGAGATTTTCTCATGACTATCACTGTCAACACCAAAGCCTATAACGCGGATATCGCGACCTCCCCGAACTCCCTGCCTTACGTGGGTCCAAGCAACAGCCTGTCCATTGTCGATCGAATCGACCTGGCCAGGACCATGCCCAAACCCACGGCAACGTTCTCCGGGATGGCCCGCAGCCGCATCAAGCTCGTACGTACCCTCACGCTCACTGGTGCCCTCACGCCGAACGGTCCTCTGACCATCGACGTGAACATCAATGTGCCCGTGGGTGCCGCCGGCGCAGACGTGGACAGTGCACTCTCGGATCTCGCCGCTGCCTTCGGGCAGCAGTGGGTGAAGGACCTCGCAAAGAACCTGGATTTGAACGCTTAACCAAGCGTATCCAGTGCGAACCATCGCCCTCACAGCATTAGGACTTGCAGCCCTAGTGTTAGTGATCCGAAACGACATCGGTCGGCAATTGCCGGCCGATGGTGCACTGCAACAGAAAGGACCATTGAATGTTCAATCTACCCCGTCTCCGGAAAGCGTTGCGCCACACAGAGACACCCGATCCTCACGCCCTTTGGGCGGAGGTTCTGAGGATAGCCGTCTCAACGAATCCATACCCGACGAGTTTCAAGATTCGCGCTCTTCTAGCAATAGAAGGTAACGATATCAAGGATCTCATGGGTATGGCTGGTGAGTGTGTGTCACAGAAGTATGACACACCAGATATGCATTATCTGTATCACCAGTTCGCTTCGTTAGTTAGGAAGTACCCCTTTCCTCCGGAACTCAGTGGAATAAATCCCACTGAAGTCGCCAAAAGGAAGTTTGCTGCCGCCGAATGGCGCTGCAAAAGGTACAACCAACTTATCCGTGCTCGCAAGAGCACGGGTAGGGATCCATTCGCAGTGTACATTTACCACATGCGAAACTACATTGAGTACGTGCTGGGAAGCACCCCCAATGTAGGAAGGATACTATCTCGATGCGATTTCACCCCCGGCGCGTCAATCGGAGTTCACGGAAATGCAACCAACCTAGCTCGAAAGCTAATGAGCGAAAGTTGGACCGTGAACCCGAGCGCCGCACCCTTGGCATTCCGAGCAATCATGGGTAACCCCCAGATTGTCGAACTGCTGCTTCGGATTGAAAACCCGGAGCAGCCGTTCGTATGCTACGACCCCTTGAGGGTCGAAGCAGCTATACGGAAGCGTGTCAAGTACGTGGGCTATGACAAAATAAGTTTCGTTTTGAAAGATGCTGGTACGGATCGCACTATCAGCATACAATCGTTGCTAGGCTCCTTTGTACAAAAGGGTGTTGATGTCGAAATGCGGAGCAGACTGCTCCGCGTCGGCATTGACCTCCGCGACCAATCCCTTAATCAGGAAATGGCGTACGAAGGGAGTATGGGGGGTTGCGACCCCTATTGCACAGCAGATCTCACGTCCGCATCGGACTTGAACTGCTATGAGTTAGTCAGAGACACCTTTCCACCTATGTGGTTTGATCTTCTTGACTCGCTCAGGTGCAAATACTATGACGACGGCTCTGGTACCATCAAAAAGTACCAGAAGTTCGTTACCATGGGCAACGGTTTCTGCTTTCCACTACAGACCATGTTATATGCGTCTGTCTGCCATGCAGTTTCAGTGGTGTTGGGCGTAAAACCTGATTTCAGGGTTTACGGTGACGATATCATCTGCCGGAAAAGCGTGTTCGATGAAGTGATTAGGGTCCTCAAAGGCCTTGGTCATCAACCGAACATGAAGAAGACCTTCTCAGAAGGGTCTTTCCGGGAGAGCTGTGGGCAAGATTGGTTTGCAGGCGTAAACGTGAGAGCTATCTATATAACCAAACCCCTGGATTCCTGGGGGCGGATATATACCCTCCACAATGCCTCGTTGAGGCGGGAGAGTCATGTGCGCGATTACTTCGAATATGTCCGGAACTTTCTCTATGAGATTGTTCCCCGGTCTGTTCGGTGTGTCGCGTACCATGACCCCCGCCTTGACCCCGATGGGGCAACCGTCTTTGAGGACGGTTGGGGCGAAAGTGAAACTATTGACGGGGCCCTCTGGGTTCCTTTCGATGTGTTTCAGAGTGGGGCTTACACTGGGTGGAATATGTGGACTCAAAGTTGGAAGTACGTATCACTACTTACTGTACCAACCCGAGACCCACTGTTCCTCCCGCAAAAGTGTAAGGTGACGGGGGAAGATGAACCTGAAGGATCCGAAGACGGTGATCCTCTCATCTTCCTGGTAGCAGCATTGAGGGGCGCAAGCTCCTCAACGCCGTTTACCACACGCTATTCAGCGCGTACGAAACCCATCGTCATTAATGACGATGTTGGGCACCGAC